GATTTAGCAAAGTATAATATATCTCACAGTTACGTTATTAGTTCTAGTCAACCAAACCAAACACCTAAATTTAAAGGAGCAGGAAACGTACAATTGCCTGCAGCAGGATACCTATATGGTTATCCAAGTAGCCCTGGTTCAGAATTTGGATACAGCCAAGAAGAAGAGAGATACTTTACTCTCATGCCTAGAACTATAGGTCCAGCGCCTTACTCTGAAAAGATAAGAATAGAAACAAATGAGTTAAAAGGAAACCTTCATCCTATTATGAAAAGAGAGGTTAGCTCTGATGATAAAAACCCTTTAGATTCTAATAAATTAGGTGTTTACTTTTCGCCAACAGATGAAATAGATAATGACATAGCACAAGAATTAGGACCGTTTGAATATGATGATTTTGTAGGAGACCCTAGAGATACGTACTTAAAAAAATATAGTTTGCTAAAAAGAATAAGCGATCACTATTGGAAAAAACACAGTGGTAATCCAGATTTCTTTATGTTCTTGAAAATGCTCAGATATTTTGATGACTCATTATTTAGAACCGTTAGACAACTTATACCTGCTCGTGCAAAAGGACAAGTAGGATTATTAGTTAAGCCCCACCTATTAGAGAGGCCTAGAATATTAAAATATCCTAGTATGAGTAGAACAGATTATGCTGTTAGAGATTTACCTCAACCACACAGATTTGACCAAGTAGTACTTGAAGGAGAAATAGGCGTGTTTAACTCTATGTCACTTTCTGGATATTCTGCAGGAGAATCTGGTCCGTTTACATACACAGGACTAAAACAAAAACAGAGCTCTGACAATACCAAAGGAACTAGGATGGGAGGATTTACTCTTTCTCCATCTCACTCTAATGCTGCTATAGCAAAAGGAAACTTTAGACCACAAAATTCTAAAGAGGCAGAAAGAGGTCTAGACAATAGAACTGTTGGTGAATTAGAAGGAGACTACAAATACGATAAATTTGGATATGACTTAAGAGGAGAGGGAAGCAGGTATATACATACAACAGTAGAGTTTCCAACATCTACAGCCGGTGTTGCAGAAGACGGAGCAAAAGTATGGAATGCGTATTACAGAAGAGATGGTTGGGGAATGACAATACATACTCCTCCAAATGGATACATTCACCAACACCCAAAACACGGAAAAGTAGGATATAATTATGATAACTTTACAGCTTCATCCGCAGTAGACGTAACGGATGGACACGTTAGATATGGATTAAACAGAAAAGCAACAACAGAAATATATGTTCCTTTTATCAGTCAATCTAGAAAGTCTTTTGAAAAATATAAAAATTTATATTACTTTGCATCTGCGTTTAGTCAATCTATAAATAAGGCAATACCAGAAAGACACATAAGAAATTGGGGTAATTCGACAATACTAGGAGGAAATGGATTCCCAGTATACGATGGATCGAGCGTACCTTCTGGTTCTATACCTAGTCATAGTTTAAGCGAATCGGCGGAATATCAAGACTTTAGGCAAACACCGCTAATGAATCTTTATTTTAACGGTTGTAAACTTGTAGGTTCAGATTTTAATATGGAATCAGCACAAACCATCGATGGAGGACCGGTAATAGAGTTCTATGATGTTAGTCCATACAAATATGTAGCAGCAGATGAAAATGCAGACGGTAGATTATTGACTGCTGGAGAAGGTATTGGAGAGACATTAGCAGAGAGAGAATCTCAAAGACCGGTTGGTAGACAGTTTTCTAGACCTGTTGGACAAAATTTAAGAGGAGCCACACCAACACCAAGAGGTAGAAACTTTAACAGAGGAAGTTAATAAAATTATCTTAAAGATATATTTATATATGAATAAATAGATAGGAGTAAATACATGGGATACTTAGATAAAACAACAATTACAGTAGACGCAATTCTTACTAAAAAAGGTAGAGAGCTTCTTGCAAAAGGATCTGAATTTTTTGAGATTACACAGTTTGCATTAGCTGATGACGAAATAGATTACAATCTTTGGGATGTTAATCATTCTCTTGGAAGTAATTATTATGGCCAAGCCATAGAGGCTTTACCATTAGTAGAGGCTGTACCAGATGAAACACAGGTTTGTAAATATAAACTTGTAACCTTGCCTAAAAATATTGCAAGAATGCCTACAGTTGCCGTTGTCCCATCATCACTAACGCTGACCAGTGCAGGACAAAGCGCACTAATATCTCCTACTACAACAAATTTTGCAAATGGTAATGCTACGTATGGATATACTGCTATACTTTCTGATACAGATGTTTGTTATCTTAATGTTGCTCCTGGAGGAGGAATAGATTCTAGATATAATCCTACTGTTGCAGATTTTTCAGGAGATTCTACTAAATCTATTTCTGTTTCTGGTAAAAGGTTCCAGGTTGTTGCAAAACCTCAGCCTATAGAAACTAAGACTGCTACTATTACTATAATTGGAAATGAAACTGGTGGTGTGGTAACTGTTACAGTCACAGTTAACAAAGAAAATTTAAGTAGTAATGTTTTAGAAAGAGCATTATACTAATAGGAGATAAAATAAATGGCTAGATATAGTGATAAAATGAACCGTTCACCTAGAAGAAATCAGGTGGAAAGAGTAGGTAGAACAAGAGATTTACCAAGAATAAGACAGGTACGAAGAAGACCTACACAACCAGTACTTCAGCCAATATATTCAAGATTTGGTGGAAACGATATTGTAGATAGTGGCGACACTGATACAGTAACAGCTGCTTTATTTTCAAATCAAGATGGTGTACTAACTGCTGGAGAGTTTCATACCTCATCCATACAAAGTCAATCTTCTGGAGAATATTACTTAGACATCTATAGAGAAACACAGGGAGAAAATGCCGACAGAGAGGTTCAGTTTTCGATAGGATATGGACACGCAAAAGGTTCAGGTTCTCAAGTTCCACAATATGCAACTGAAGGATTCACTCCTACTAGAGCATTACACTCACAATATACTAATTTACTATTATCTCCTGGAGACGATAGATTTACCCTAACAAACAGGTCTGGTTCATTACCTTCAGACTTAACTCAATTCCACTTTATCAATGTACAAAGAAGTAGACTAAAGGAAAGATTAGACCCTGCAAACTGGGAACTACATGTTGGTGGATTTGGTGTTGGTAATGTACCTTCCCAAAACATAGTGCCTTCTCATTCTATAATAAAACTAATAGATGATTCAACAGTTTCTGATGGAACTATTTCAGAGGCAGGTACTGTATATAAAATTGTTAGTGGTACAATATCTAACGGTTTAACTACTACTAGTGGAACACCCACTGAATATGGATTATTTTATCCTGATAATGGCGTTCTAATACTTGATACTGAGGGTATAGACGGTGAAATAAACCTTTTCGTTGCTTCTCAATCTGAAGCTTATTGTGCAACACCTGTTACGATGTCAAATCAAAACACTGTTGCCTTCTACAATGCTTTAAGTGGTTCAGCATATTTTGCAGCTAGAAATAAAGAAACAGTACACGCAACACACTACTTTATTAGAGTAAGAAACCAAGATTACAACTTTAGTAATAATCCATCCTTTACTTCTGGATCTCAAGGAACGTTTACTCATCCATCGTTCTTCAAAGACCCAAAGGTTTATATAACAACGGTTGGAATGTATAATGATAATAATGAACTATTAGCTGTGGCAAAGATGAGTAAGCCACTATTAAAGTCATATAATAGAGAGGCGTTAATACGAGTAAAGCTAGAGTACTAGGATAGGTTAGTGATGGTATGTCAATATTTAAGAAAATTCCTAAAGACAACATTGTAATATCTCCGTATACTGCTCATAAAAAATATACGTTCTTATTGTCAAATTATTCTGCGGTAAATAACCATATAGAACAAGCAGACGTTTTTGGTTACGATGCCAAACACCAGCATTCTTTTCTAAAAGATTCAACTGTACCTAGACCAGGTCAAATAGTAAACCATATAATAAAGGGAAATGAATTTTTATCTGGAAGTGAAGAAACCACAACAAATAATTTTGTCAAAAGGTCAGTTCATGATTCTTTACAACACATGTATTATAGGTCTACTCGAGACTTATCTAATACTTTTTGTGTAGAACCCACGTTTAATGAATTTAGAGAATTAAACTCTGAAGCCCAGGTAATATCTGTTCCACAAAGACTTTTTGGCGATAAAATAATGGAAACGACAGAGTATCAAACCTCTATCATAATAAAGTCGGGTTCATTAGAATTAAGAGATGACGGCGTTGGAAATATATACGACTTAAATGCAGGCGGTTTTAGTGAACCGCTTGGAGTGTATAGGTCAATGACTGGTAGTCTTGTTTTTCATGTTGGATTTAACGAAAAATATCCTTACCACCAACACCATGTAGGAGGACACTGTCCAGCATTTAGTGATATATTAGTAGATAAATCTAGATATGCAACTGATACTAGAGGACATACAATGTATTTCAATACTGGAAGCCAATCAAAGCATGGAACAGGTTTGATGCTTACTGGAGTTAAAGGAGGAAATATATATGACCCATCAGTATACAGTTATTTTAGGGCTAAAAAACACCCTAACATAGACTTTAGAAAAGATGAAGATTTTGCTCTTAGTTTTTGGATAAATCTTCCAACATCTCAATCTGACACAACAAACCTGTTTAATTATGTAATGACCACAGGACAAGGAGACCACATAGACCATCAAGTTGGCCACCGTTGGAGAAGCAAGTTTCCATTTGATGTTGTTTCATATAACCAAAGAACTAACCCTGTAGACCAAATGAGTCTACGATTTTACAATAACTTAAGACCAGCTACGGGTAGTATACGAATAAGAAATAAGGCAACCCACTCTTTTTCTACTGCATCATTCCAGATTCCAAACCACGTCTTAACTGGTTGGTCTACTTTGTGGAATAGTTGTTCTGCTGCAGGTTCACCTCACCCTAACACGGCAAGTTTTATTCTTGGACACGATATAAACAATGCTGTCACATTTTCTTTTTCAGGGTCTGCATACACCGGTGGAGGAGGATTAGGACAACTAGGACTACCAAATACGGCAAACACTATATTTATTCACACTGGATCTACAACCGCTGCTACATCACTCAACATAGTAAGAGCCATAAATTCATGCTCGCAGCTTTCAACGTATCATAGTAAGATAGGAGCAATGACAGCATCTTATGAGATTGGTGGTGCCTTAACGGTGTTCACATATGACCCTACTGGTTCGGCAGGAAACAACTTTATTTTTCAGTCTAGGTCATTTCACCCTTCAGGACCAAACTCACCAGTAACAACGTCAAATTTCTCAGGAGGGATAGGTACTGGAAACAACCCATTCAAATTTGGACCTTCACAGTCTGCATTTTTTCAAGTAAAAGATGGAACAGGTACCTCAGTTACATTTACTGTAACCACTGAATCTGGAGACTTTGGTGGACAAGATACTTATCCTACTCTTAGCTTTCATGGCTCAATAACTTCTTCTGCTATAACGATGGCAAGCGCAGCTGCAGCAAGAGTAAATCAAGGAATACTGTTTGGCTACACGGCTTCTGGAAACCATTTTCCATTACTAGTAAGTGCTAGTGCTGAACCAATAACCAATAATGCCAACATGGGAGCCTACGTTCATTTCTCATCATCTTTAAGGGGTAGTGTAAATAATGAGGTACACCAAGGAAAAACTGTTGGAGATTTCGGTGTTATCAATACAAATAACAACACGTTCAATATATTTGGTTTAGCAAAACTTTCAGGAGGAACAAATACGTATAGTTTAGCCTCAATGTTTACTTCTAGTTATATCATAGCTACAACTTTAGGAGATACTCAAGCAGGCCAAAATGCTATGGAGAATAGTGCAATACCTGTAAGCCAAACAGAAAGCTATGAGAGGCACGTGTTTTATTGGTATAGCGCTTCAAATACTCCTCCACAACTAGGGGCATACACAACACATAGTACAACCGCAATACCACTAAATGAGGTTACAGACTATTCTTCAGGAAGCCATGATATATTTTCAATAGCTTCAAAATCATTACAGGTAATAGATTCTCACCCATCATTTAGTTATGCTCCAACATCAGGAGATACAGCGGCTCGAGCAGTAAGAAGATACATTGGATTATATAATGGAGTGGACAATTACGCGCAATCCCTTGACACTATACTCGGAACAAATGCCTTTAGACTGTTTAATGATGGTAATCCAGGAAACGCTCCTAATGCATCATCAGTAGTAAGTGGTTCAACAACAGGCGTTCACCAAAATCCTGGCGTAGGACAATTAGTTGTACCAACAACTGGAACAACTACGGGTAGTATGACAGCACTAAAAACATTTGACTACTCATTATTTTCAGGCGGAGTAGTAGGATTCCCTGGACAACTTGTTGGTCGTAGAAACGATGGGATAAACCTATTTAGGGTTAGTTCTTCAACGGCCGTTACTGAAAGTTGGAACCATGTCGTTTATCAAAAATCTGGTTCTTATTTACAGTTATATGTTAACAATGTAAAAGAGTGCGAAATAATATCTAAAGACGAAGGACAGATGAGAAATAGAGATGATATATTCTTTGGCCTTGCAACTAGACAAACACAATCAGGAAGATTTTTACGAAATGACGCTGGAGACATATTCATAAATCGTAGAGGGCATCCACAAAGAGAGCTGATAACAGAGTTTATGAGACCTTTATCTGGAGCATTAGATGAAATAAGGATATTTGATAAAAATCTTAATACTGACCAAATTCAATTCCTATATAATTGCCCTAACGGTACTCCATACGTAGGAAACGCATTTTATGAGCATGGACTAACAACCATAACTCATCCATCAACCTCTTACGCAGGAATAGCTAAACACTGTACAATGTCTTTTAGAAATACTTACAAAATACAGGAACATGAATATACTCTACCCATAAAAAGAGGTGAATTTAATTTTACTATGAATCCTAGCATAATAGAAAAAACTGCTACTGGTTCTAGAGATAGTAAAATAGCTAAATTTGTTACAGAAACGGACTGGGATCCTTATATAACTACAGTAGGTTTATATAATGAAGCAGGACAATTATTGGCTATTGGAAAACTTTCAAGAGCGTTAAGAAAAGAAGATGGTTATGATACAACACTAGTTGTTCGTTACGACACATAGAAAAAATATATGGCAAGAAAAATAAGTAAGGCTAGAGCAGCCGCAATCAAGCATGGTTATAGAAGTGGGTTTGAACACAAAGTGGCAGACCAACTTTCAGAAAATAAGGTTAAATTTAAGTATGAGGATACGCAAATAGATTATATAAAACCGGAAACACATCATAAATACACTGTTGATTTCACATTACCAAATGGAATATTGGTTGAAACAAAGGGTAGGTGGGTATTAGAAGACCGTAAAAAACATTTATTGATAAAGAGTCAACATCCAGACTTAGACATTAGAATTGTATTTCAAAACCCAAAGGGTAAAATAAGAAAGGGCTCAAAAACAACATACGCAGATTGGTGTGATAAGCATGGAATAGTTTGGGCAGACAAACAAATACCAAAAGAATGGCTTAAATAATTTTTCCGATTCAAAAAAATTTATTATATTATAGTATGAATAAGTTAAGATTAGTTCAGTTGTTAGAGTCTGTGTTATCAAATGGAAACTTAAATGATAAGAGTAAAGAAATAACCTTTCATTGTCCTTTTTGTAAACACCACAAAAAGAAGCTAAATATAAACTTGATAAGTGAAAAATGGCATTGCTGGGTTTGCGGCATTGGTGGCCACAAGATTTCAGGACTATTCAGAAAATTAAAGGTAGAAAAAAGATTTTATGACCTATTAAATAAAATAGTTGGTAGCTCGATAAATGTTAACACTTCAAAAAATTATGAGCATCTAGTACTACCTCAAGAATTTATTTCATTATCAAAAACAAACAAAAATAATCCTGAAGTAAAAAACGCCCTTACTTATTTGAAGAAAAGAAATATAACTTCTCAAGACATATTAAAATATAATATAGGTTATTGCGAAAAAGGAAAGTATGGAGGAATGATAATAATTCCAAGTTATGATAAAGATGGATTACTAAACTTTTTTACTGGAAGAAGTTATTATGACGTAAATTTCAAACACTTAAATCCAACGGTATCTAAAGATATTATAGGTTTTGAGTTGTTTGTAAATTGGAATGAGCCAATAACCATAGTAGAAGGAGCATTTGATGCAATTGCCGTAAAAAGAAACTGTGTTCCATTGTTTGGAAAACTAATATTAGATAAATTAAAACTAAAAATATTAGAATCAAATGTAAAAAGGGTAAATATAGCTTTAGATAAAGATGCTTACAAAAATGCTATAAAGATGGCAGATTATTTTTATTCTAATGGTATAGACGTACACTTTTTAGAATTACCTGAAAAAGACCCTTCAGAATTAGGTTTTCAAAAGGTTAGTAAAATAATAAACTTGGTGGAGAAGTTAACGCCTAAAAAATTACTGGAGTATAAGATAAATGCATATTGATGTTGGATTCGAAAGCGTTGACAAAATATTACATATTGCCGATGTACATATTAGAAACTATAAACGCCACAAAGAGTACAGGCAAGTATTTAGAAAACTATATAAAGAAGCTAAACTTTTACCCAAGAATAGTTTAATATATGTTGCTGGTGATATTGTCCATACAAAAACTGATATTAGTCCAGAGCTAGTACAGATAGTTAGTGAATTCTTAAATAAGCTGGCAAATATAAGACCAACAGTTGTAATTGCTGGAAATCACGACGCAAATCTTAATAATAAGTCTAGATTAGATTCTTTAACGCCTATAATAGAAAACTTATCAAATAAAAACCTTCACTACCTTAGAGATAGTGGAATATACAGCATGGCAGACGTTGACTTTATTGTCTACTCTATACTAGATGAACCTGAATCTTGGCCAAACGCAAAAGATTCTAAGTCAAAAAACAGGATAGGAGTATTCCATGGAGCAGTAAACAATTCTAAGACTGACGCAGGATATACCGTTAGAGATGAAAATCTACCGTTAAAAACGTTTGATGGTTGCCACATGGTAATGCTTGGAGACATACACAAATATCAGCACCTAAATAAGGCAGAAACTGTAACGTATGCTGGATCCCTTATACAACAAAACTTTGGTGAATCATTTGAAAATCATGGCTATGTTATTTGGGATATTGCAACTAGAAAGTCAACCTTTTTTAATATTGTAAATGATTACGGATATTATACGTTAAGGGTTAAGGATGGTATATTGCCAAATATTGACGATATACCTAAATACCCTAGACTAAGGTTTATTACCGAAAATACAACTCAAGCACAAATAAAAGAAATGCTTATTGAAATAAGAAAAAAGTGTAGAGTTCATGATTTTGTTGTAATAAAGGGAGATAAACTATCTAACATATCAAATAACTCTAGAGGAAGCATAGCCATAACAAAAGACATTAGGGATTCTGAATACCAAAATAAACTTATTGAAGAACACCTAGAAAGAAACTTTCCAATAATAGATGATTCAATACTGAAAAGGGTTAGAAACATAAACAGAGATTTGAATAAACTTTTGCCTGATATTGAAATAGGTAGAAACATAAGTTGGAAACCTAAGAGATTTGAATTCTCTAACATGTTTAGTTATGGAGAAAACAATGTAATAAACTTTGACAGTATAAAGGGAGCAACTGGAATATTTGCGCCTAATCATGCTGGTAAATCGGCTATATTAGATGCTTTGGCATATTGTATATTCGATAAGTGCTCTAGAACAAAAATGGCGGCCGCTGTAATAAACAATAAAAAGAATAATTTTACTTGTAAACTTAATTTTGAAATAGATGGCGTTGATTATTTTATAGAAAGAAGAGGAAAAAGAAAAAAAGACGGTGGAGCAAGGGTAGATGTAGACTTTTGGATGGTTGGTGAAGATGGAAACCCGATATCCTTAAATGGAGACCAAAGGGTATATACAAATAAAAATATTAGAGGTTATTTAGGAAACTATGATGATTTTGCTTTAACAGCCTTATCTGTACAAAACAATAATACAGGATTTATAGATAAGACTCAAACTGAAAAGAAAGATTTACTGGCCCAGTTTTTAGATATTAGTGTATTTGAAGAACTATACCACTACGCAAATGAAGAAATAAAAGATGTACAGGTATTGTTAAAGGACTTTAAGAACACAGACTTTTCTCAAAAACTTCATGAAGAAAACATATTATTAGAACAGCTAAATAAAAACTATAAAGAAATAGAGAAAGAAAGAGCCGTACTATTAAAAGTTGAAAAATCTGCAAATAAAAAGATTATTGAATATACGTCAAAACTGATTAGGTTAGACTCAGACGTACCTGAAAGTGTAGAGTCACTAAAAGAATCACTAAAAGAATTAAAATCTCAACTAAAAGAAGAAAATGGTAAGCTAAAAAAATATGAAAAATATACTGAAGAAAATAAAAAGTTATTTGTAGAATTATCTGAGAAGATAAAGCAGTATGATAAAGTTGTACTGACCGATAATTCTAAAAGATATAATACCATAGATAAAAAATTACAAAAGGTTATTGGTAATATCGAGTTAATGAAGGTAAAGGTCAAAAACAAACTAGAAACAGTTAATAGACTACATGACCATGAATACGATCCAGACTGCGAATACTGTAAAAATAATACCTTTGTAAAAAATGCAGAATCAGCAAAACAAGAACTTCCAAAACTAAAGTTAGAAACAGATAAATTATTAACTGAAAAGAGTAGTCTAGAATTAGAAAAAAATAACTTAAAATCCTCTGTAAAAAATCTAGAAGAACTATTAACTTTAGAAAATAAATTGGCCCTTCACGTAAAATACCAGTCTGAAATAAAGGTTAAAAAGGTTACTAGAGAATCAAATATAAATGCAACAGAATTAAACATAAAAAATACTGAATCTTCGATAGATAAATTTTTTGAAAATAAGCGATCAATAGTTTCAAATAATAAAATGAACGAAAGCATATCTAAAAAAGAATTAGAGTTAGACAACATAAAGGAAGATTTATCAGAAACAAACGAAAGGCTTCAATCTTCATTCAGTGATATTAGTGTTTGTAAAAAGACCATAGAAAATATATTAGAGTCTATAGATAGAGCACACGATTTAGAAGAGAGACTAAAGGCATATGAATATTATCTAAGTGCAATACAGAGAGACGGAGTACCTTATGAGTTAATATCTGAAATATTGCCATATGTTGAAGAAGAAGTTAACCTTATATTATCTCAAATAGTAGATTTTTCAATCAAATTCGAGACTGATGGTAGAAATATAAATACATTTATAGTGTATAGCGATGAAGAAAAATGGGCATTAGAGATGACTTCTGGAATGGAAAAGTTTGTTAGTTCACTAGCAATAAGGGTGGCTTTAATAACAGTTTCAAATTTACCTAGACCAAACTTTTTAGCAATAGATGAAGGGTTTGGTAATCTAGATTCTGCAAACTTAAATTCTATATTTTCTCTATTTGACTACTTAAAATTGAATTTTGACTTTATGATAGTAATATCTCACATAGACTTAATGAAAGATGCCACAGATAACATATTAGAAATAAGCCAGCGCAAAGGATACAGCCACGTAACGTACTAAATAACCAACTTAAATGATATTTATATATTGATAAGTTAGGAGTTTTTTTTACATGGCAAGAATTTTAAGATTTGAAGAACCTACAAGTTTTTCACCAATCAATTATAGAAATCTAGACACTATACCTGTTTTTATATCAGAGCAGGGAGGAAACTCATATGATTATTTTGGGTTCACAAAGGTACCAGAAGAATTAACTGCTGGTAGAAACCTTTTATCATTTACTGGAACAAAAAACCTAGTTCCAGGTGCAGAGATAGCAATAGAGGTTTTAGACGCAAATGGCGATTTAATACCTGTAAGAACATATGACCATATAGGATTTGGTAATGAAAGGGTATTTTCTATAGAAATAGATGAAAAGATACCTGAAGGCGATGCCGTGATATCGGTTGTCAGTGTTGCAAAAGGAAGGGTAGCATACAATAATGAATCTCAAAGAGACATATCTAGCCAGCCACCACCAAGATTTAGGAATAGATTTAATATCAGGTGGCAAAAAAGATTAAATTGTTATCCAAGAAAAACCAATACCTCTGATATAGTCTTTTTTCCAAACCCAGACATAATAATTGAAGAAATAAAAAGGCCTTATTTTCAATTACACTACAACCCAGATTTAACTAGTTCTTACGCTAACAATATACCTAACACTGGTTCTGAATTTACACTTGTTTCTACAGCGTCTGTAATTGAATCTGGTATTCAAAATACGTCAGCCAGCTTGAGATATGAGGTACAAGGAGACAAGTACTTTATATATTGTGACGATAATCCAGACTTTGGAGGATTTACTGATGACATGGTTGGTGGTACTATTTATTTCCCAAACCCGTTAGGTGTATACCCACGTTCATTTGCTGGTCCATACGCTGCTCCACAATACAATGATTTAGAAGATGGAGACGGACAAGGTGAGCTAGAATCTGGTTCTGCTAATGTACAATATAAAAATCAAGGCGCATATAACACATATATAATAGAAAGAATATCTCCTTTACAGGTAAGAGTAAACAGCCCTCATACAACATTTCAAGGAATAACTAGAGCCCAACAAAGAGAAGTATTCCATCAAAAATTTTCATACAGTGATTTTAGATTAGATTGGGCGCAATCACCTGTATCTAGAAGTAATCCTTTAGCCACTCAAGAACTTGAAGCAAATACTTCTTATGCAAAAATATCATTTAACCAGTTAACTCCACTAGTTGGAGATGTTAGCAGAGTAAAGACTTATATAAGAAGCGACCAAACTGTTGGAGATTACTTTTTAGTTGGAGATAATCCGGTATATTGTGTTGAACTGTTAACTCAAACAGCATCACAATATTATGGAGAACCAGCCGGAGATTTTTCTGCGTTTGGCGTAAGTGAATCTTTTGCATCTTATTGGACGGCGTCAGGCCAAGACTCAGGATTACCTGGTCCAGTAATATTACCATTCAAGACAAATCTTACAACTCTAGTTAATCCAATGCCTGAGGCGCTACAAGTTGGAGACTCTATAACAACTAATCCAAGCGTGTTAAATGGTACAAATTATTGGGTTGTAGAATCAAAAACTCCAATGCTATTACAAAAGGACCAATACTATCAGGTATCTTTTAAGTCGTTTGCCTTTAAGCATACTGGTTCTGTAAATTCTCCTGAGTTAGACATATACATAGATGGATCAGCAGTAACAGATACTGGAGACATTTTAGGTAAACATATTGGTACAATAGATAGAGTAGCCATAGGAGAACTAATAACTGAAGAAGATTACTACAATCAAAACATATCTGAAGGAGTAAAGTTCTCCTTCAAGGCAGATGCAACAGAATTTGGCTTTCTTAAGTTTAAGATTAAACATGGTTTATGGTACTTATCAAACATATCCGTAAAACCTTTTGAAAAATTTGGACATACTCCACACTTTTTTGAAACAATAATTCCAACACCAAAGGCTAATGTTAATACTAAAGATTCTTTAGATTTTAGATTTGAGTTCTATAATGCAGACCATAGAAAGTCAACATATGTTGCAGAAATACCTAATGTAGAATTTGATAATGACTATGTATTTACTGCAACCACTGTACATATAACAAATGCAGACATAACTAATTTTATAGGTAATAGCCCTGTTGGAGATAATGATTGGGTAAAAACACAATTTACTTCAGCGCTTCATGCAGAATTCTCTCCAGCTCTTTCTGAAAGTATATACCATAGTGGTTCAGTTGGTATAGGAGATTTTAGTTCTACATTTGTTCAACACCCATTACATATAAAGACTGCACAAGGAAAAGGAAATACCTCTATTAAATTAGAATCTTTTTCTTCTTCGTACATACACCTAGCATCAGACGTAGGAGGCGCTGGTCCAGGAAGTAGAAGCGCATATGTATTATTTGACCAAAATAATGAAGCAACTTCGTCAATAATAGGATATACGGACAAACAAGACTTAGATCCTGGCGGAGCAACAATGCTTGGGGTTACTCAAGGAAGTTTTACAATACATGAAAGACATGCTAGAGTTTTGGCTCTTGGTGTCGGCGGAACTACACCTCTACAGATTACTACAGGTAAATCATCAGTGTTTGAAAATTCAGGTTATGGAGGAGTATTTGTTGGATGGAAGCATGTAACGCCTGGAACATTTGCTTACGAACTAGATGTATCTGGTAGTGAGATTATTAGGAGTGGTACGCTATATCTACCAAATGCCCATATAACAACAAGTGCAGGAGTAAATTATTTATTAGGTTCTTTAGGGGCAGCAGGTGAAACAAAAAGGGTTGAGATTGGAGAACTGACTAAAGACTTGGATTGGCACATACAAGATAACTATATATCTCAATCCAGGATTCCAGGAACAAGTGGAAGAACAGTCTTTATAGGGGATAATGAAGATGTAAATAGTACAATTGCACCAAATTCATATATTTTCCAAGTATCACAAAGTGGAACTAGTCCAAGATTAAAGTTTGAAGGTATACCTGCCTCAACAGTAACACACTTATTAGGGGTAGATGCAACTGGAAACGTATTTGTTACAGAGTCTGCTGCAGTTGGTGGAACAAACACTAGTGGAGGTGGTGGAGATGATGACGATTGGCACGTACACAGTGATGGTATGCTAACTAGTTCTAGAGATGTACTAATAACTGGATCTGTAACCATGTCTGGTGAATTGCTTGTTGTAGGCGGACTTCACGTAGGATATTTTCCTGACGGAGATGGAAATTTTTCGGTAAACAGTAATGTAGGAGGTGACGTAAGTACTATTGAAGGTTCATTGTTTGTTGGAGAGACGTCCACTGGAACAGCCACATCAGTTAAAGCAGGAGCAGAGTCTCTTGTTGTAGGTCAAAACAACCATCTAGGCGTTGCAAATGCAAGGTCCATGGTGGTTGGATTTCAAAATTCACAATCAGGCGCAGTCCACGCATCAGTAGTAATGGGTACAGCTAATGAAAACGTTGGTGGTAGCCAAGCAATGATTTTTGGTTCATCAAATTTCAATAATGGTTCAGGACCTAGCGCGTTGATTGGCCAAGGTATCAAAGCCACGAGTCAAAACTTACAGTTTGGTATGGGATACGGCCTAGAACTGTCTGGTTCTCAAGGAGGCCAAGTATTTCTTGGAATGTATAATGAGAAAAAACATCACGATGCGCTTTTAACTATTGGTGGTGGGTCTAATGATGGAAGCAGGTTAGACATAGCTAAATTCTATAGACCAATAATCCATCACCATGTACCAACCGTAATTACAGGTTCATCACGAGCGCTTGGCCTGAATATAAGTCCGTCATATATCTTAGATGTATTTGATCCTGCTCCTGAAACAGATTCTGCTCCAGTAAGAATACAATTTCTAACAAAGAAAAATGCACAAATAATGACCTATAATCCTGATGATGGTCTAGTTTATTACCAAGATAAAAATAGCGATATTCCTATTAAATTTGGTGGGGCAGTTTTTGAGCATTTTGCTTTGATTCCTGCTTCTCCAACAATGCAATTTATATCTGGATCCCTACAACTAATACATAGTACGGCTGTAACTAGTTCAAATCAAGGATACTTTACTGGTTCTGCCATAATTGGTGAACTGAGGCAAGACCCTAACGACGACAATAGTTTCTATATATCTAGTTCTCTAAACCAATCAGCAAGTATGTACTTTTCAGGTTCTGGTAGGGTAGGTTTAGGTACTACAGACCCTCAGGCAGATTTTGAAGTATTTGCTGACGATGTTAGATTCAGAAAAAGAGCAAGCGATGTAGGTATACAAATGAACCGGGAAGGAAACTTTGAAACGTTTGCTAATGATACAAACGCTGCCTCTACAGGTAGTGAGCTAATATTAAAGTTCAGTAGGGGTAGTCGTGAAGCAAAGACTTTTGCCCAGGTTGGAGATATATTAGGAACAATTAGATGGGTTGCTGAGTCAGGTTCAGCAGACACTAGCCAAGTAGATGAAAGGGCAGGAGGAGACGCTGGTAATATAAGGCTGGAGGCTTCTACTGTTGGCAGTTTGGCAAACCCAGGGGTAACAGGTAAACTTACGTTTAATTTACCAGCAGATCCCAACGCAGCGTCTCAGAAGCTATATTCAATAGACGGACCAGGACAAAAACACGAATTTACAGGTAGTGTACATATAAGAGACGCCGTTACTCTAGGAGCAGGTGCAACAAACCTATCACTAAATAGAGATGGAGCTGCAATTAGATTTGGCGTAGATAATGATACAACACTTACCCATCAACACAATATTGGATTACTGTTAAGTCCTGGGTTAACTGTTGCTGGAAATATAAGTGCTAGTGGTAATTTATTTATAGAAGGAGCCATATCTGCCTCGTCTATAAACACAACCATAGTATCTTCTTCAATAATATACTCTAGTGGTTCAAATATATTTGGTGATGAATCAACAGATACCCACACCTTCTTAGGTCACATAACAGCCTCAGGTAATATAAGTGCAAGTGGATTTGTAAATACTGATTTACTTCAAGGACAAAATGGTAGTATTACATTTGATGAAGCAAATAATGCTATTGGATTAAAAATAGGTGGTGGAGATTCTTATAGATTATTTCACACCACTTTTAGACCTAATGTTGCTGGTACAGATTTAGGCTCATTTGCTTCTGCTAATTATACATGGGATAATCTTTATGTCAATAGTGTTAGTACAACCCATATAACAGCCTCAGGTAATATAAGTTCAAGTGGAACAGGACACTTTGGCGGTGATTTAACCTTAATTGACGGCGATATTCGTAGTGATAACACTATAGACCTTTTAACCCTTGCTAGTGCTGCACAGGGAATAAGACTTGGCTCGCTTGTAATGAGCTCAAGCTACCTTAAAGGAAGCACTGCTCTTGCAGAAATGAATTCTGGAGCTGCCATGTTTGGTGGTGATGTTGCAGTTGGTCCACACAATAACGGAAACCTCGGAGTAGGTGTACTCAGCCCACCAGAAAAACTAACAGTAGAAGGCAATATAAGTGCAAGTGGCGGTTTATTTTTAGGAGGCCACAGTGTTCCTATAATATCTAATACAAACACTGTACCTACTATTAGTTCTAGTAATGATTTGATAATAGATGTTGACGATGATATTTTTATCCTAAATGATGGAGAAACCTGGGCTAGATTCATAAACCCAGAAAAAAGTTTTCATATAACTGGTCAAATAACGGCTTCAGGTAACATACTAAGTTCAGGATCCATAGTACATGGAAATATTAGCGCGAGTGGCAATATATATGCTACAGATTACTTTGATGATGGAGTAAATATAAATACTATATACGTTAAGAACTCTCAAACAGCTTCATTCTTGGGTAGCGGAATAATAAGTAGTTCTACGCAGCTACCTAGTGGAATACTCAGTAGCTCTGCCCAACTGCCTAGCGGAATAGTTAGTGGCTCACAACACGTATTTAGTTCGATATCTGCATCAGGTAATATAAGCAGTTCAGCAACTTCAACTGGTTCATTAGGAAGACTGGAAATAGTGGATGAAATTGCTCGTGTTGGAGACCCTAATACTCGTATATTATTTACTGAAGACGATATAAATATCACAGTTGGTGGTACGAATATGATCGACTTTACCGAAGGTGGTACAGATGAAATAACCTTTAATGAAGAAGGAGTTGATCTAGATGTTCGATTCGAGGGAAATAATGACCAGAATCTATTATTTTTAGATGCAACAAACCCAGGTAGGATTGGTATTGGAACAAATTCACCAGGAGAAAAATTAGAAGTAATAGGTAATATAAGTGCAAGTGGCAATATATATGCTACAGATTACTTTGATGATGGCATAAATATAAATACAATATATGTTCAAAACTCTCAGACAGGCTCATTCTTAAATAGTGGAATACTCAGTAGCTCTGCTCAATTACCTAGCGGCATAGTTAGTAGTTCAACTCAAATAAATTCTTTAATCAATGATACCATTGCCGCAACTATTGTTAGTGAAATAGATGCTGGTGAAATACCAATTTCAAAACTAGCTGAAAATTCAATAACTATTGCTGGACAAGACACTGGCTTAGGAGAAACCATAACACAAGCAGGTATTTTAGCTGGCTCAGGAGTAATCTCTAGTTCGCTGTCATTTGTACAAAACTCTTCTACTAGTTCGTTTGTATTGAATTCACAGACGGGCTCATTCTTAAATACTGGAATAATAAGTAGTTCTGCCCAACTTCCTAGTGGAATAATTAGTAGTTCCCAACATGTATTTACAGCATTAACCTCTTCAGGAACAATAAGTGCAAGCGGAAAAATATACGGATCAAGTTTAGACATAGCTAGAGACACAGATGCAAGTGCTGAGATAGGAAGGGCACATATTGGACACATGGGACATACTGACTACGCCGGATTTAGTCATGTAGACCAGAATGCTGCAGGATCTTACGCTCTTTTACATATGGATGTTGGAGATACGTTCTTAAATGCAGCAACTGGTCGAGCAATATACTTTAGAATAAATAATAGTAGTACGGTGGGAGCCAGCATAAATAGTTCTGGACTATTTACAGTACTGAACGGTATGAGTATAACAGGAGGAGACTTAAACGTAACAAACACTATTAGTGGAAGTGTTGTGTCTGCTTCAAACGCTGTACACACACCAACGCTTAATGGTGAAGGGTCTGATACCATGCTGGTTGTTCATGGCCACATAACTGCTTCTGGAAACATAAGCGCAAGTGGATACATCTATGCTGGTGGAGATATACATGCTGTTGGAGATGTAGTAGCCTCTAGTACTACTCCTTCAGATTACACACTAAAAAGAAACATAGAGGATATACAAAACCCTATAGAAATAATAAAAGAGCTTACAGGTAAATCATTTAACTGGAAAAATTCTGGTGAATTTGACTATGGGTTAATAGCGCAAGAGGTTGAAAAGATATTACCTGAACTAGTAAAAGAAAAAGATAACATTTCTGGCGAAGGTACCAAGAAAGTTGTAAAATACATATCTATGATTCCTATACTTATAGAGTCAATAAAAGAATTAAGTAGTAAGAATGACTCTTTAGAACAAAAGTTAAACAAACTTATAGAAGACGTAGATAAAATTAAGAACAAATAAATGATATTTATATATGACTATATTTACTTGGAATACTGCAAACTTTAAGTGGAACGAAAATCCATATTTATGGAATGAAGTTGTACTTGTTTTAGAAATAGCTGATGGTGATGGAGATACTTCTAGGCAAGGAGTAAAGAAAAAAGTTGAAAAGCTAGACCGTAAGAAAAAGAAAAGGCTTATTCATCTTATTATGCGTAGAAAAGGTATAAAAATATACGATAACTCTAAAGTAGTTAAAGAAGATATAGAAATAGATATAAACGACGTTGAGTTAATAATAAAAGAGGTAAAGGCTCAAATAGCCGCGGAGAATATACATGTATAAATTATATACAGATAAAACTGAAATTTTTGAATGCGACATAAATCTAACTGGAGCAAGTTTAACAAATACAAAGGCAAGACTAGTTGTTGAAACAGGAGACTTTAGTATATTATTTAATGGTTCAGTAACGGCCGACGGAAAATGTAGAGTACCTATAAGAAAATTAAAAGGCTTGATAGATGAATCTAAAAGCGGAAATATAAAATTAGAAGTAATAGCTGAAGACACATACTTTATACCATGGGAAAGCGATTTCTCTGTAGAACAATCAAAATCAGTAACTGTTGAGGTTAAATCACAAAACTCTAATAGAACATTGGTTGAATCTTCTGGCCCAAAGGTAAAGGTTTCAGGAATAAAAGATAATAAAATAACATTATCAGAAAAACAACACGTTGTAAATATACTAAAACTACTCATTAAAGAAAATATTAGCATAGAAAATCTTTCTATAAAAAGAAATAAACTAAATAATATAATAGCAGAATATGTAAGAAAAAACCCAGTAAAAAAATCTGGAGAGGTTATAGACAAGGTAGTAAAAGTACTGGCAAAAAGAAAATAGGGGTTATATAAATGGCTGGACCAAACGACTTCACAGGCCTAAATATTCAAGACTCTTATCAAAGGGTTTTACAAATATCTAGTAGTGGTCAAATAACAGACGGAACCGGTTCTGTTGTCAATTTGAATTCTGACGCAGTGGTCTCTGCTTCACATGCACTAACTGCTTCTTATGCCATATCTGCTTCTCATGAAATAACTTTTGAATTATCATCATCGTATGCCCAAACTGCATCTGTCGCAGTCTCTGCTTCACATGCACTAACTGCTTCTTATGCCATATCTGCTTCTCATGCACTAACTGCTTCTTACGCTATATCTGCATCCCATGCACTAACTGCTTCTTACGCTATATCTGCATCCCATGCAGAAACTGCAGATAGTGTACCTTATTCAGGATTAACAGGCACAGTACCAACATGGAATCAAAACACCACAGGAAACGCAGCAACTGCTACAACAGCTACAACTGCTTCAAATGCAACTACAATAGGGCCAATAGCATCTGACGCTGAAAATAGATTTTTAACTTCTGATGGTGATGGTACCCTAACAGCTGAGGCAAACCTATCTATTAATGACAGCGGAAACATAGTTCTTTCTGACGGAGAAATAGTTGGTAGTGGTTCTAGAACAGGTTTTCAAACTAGCGGCTTTATCAGTGGTAGCACAATAATAGCAGAAAACCACATAACAGCCTCTGGCAATATAAGCTCGAGTGGAATTATATATGCAGAACACTTATATTCAAGTGATGATGCAGAAATAACAGATGATTTATCTTTAGGTGGTAATTTGAATTTAGCTGACAATTCAAAGATAGTATCTACAAATACAAACTCTACATACATTAAATTAAATAATGATGATTATTGGATAATTTTCGCTAACAATGTAGATTCAGCTAGATTTACGTCAGCGGGTGTAGTATTTAATGAGGGAGCAGCTGCTTCTTCAGATTTTAGAGTAGAAACTGCCAATGACGATCATGCATTTAATATAGATAGTGGACTTAATGCAATTGAATTAGGAAGAGCTGCAACAACTAACGTAACAGCTTCAGGTAATATAAGTGCAGCAGGTAATATAAGTTCAAGTGGTTATATTTATGGTTCAAGATATTATATAAATCAAGAACTTGGGCTTACATATCATGCTGCAAGTTCAACTTATAGATTATTTAATATAGATGATTCAAATATAGGAATAGGAGCCTATGCAAATCAAAATTCTAGAATAAATCTTTGGGGTGCAGTAACAGCCTCAGGCAATATAAGTTCAAGTGGTAAAATTATTGCTGATAGCTTTGTTGTGAACACGAATACTAAAGGTATTGACTTTATGGCTTCTAACGGAACTTTATTTAATAACATATCTACAAATTCTGCTGATGATTTTATTGTACAGAACCTTAAAAATAGTGAAAATTTAAGATTAAGAGCAGGCCAGTCAGCCAACAAAGGAAAGGTTCTTATACAACAAGGTGGAACAGCAACAAGTATAGCTGAATTTGGACCAACAGATTCTATACATTTGTCAGGTAGTGTGACAGCATCAGGCAATATCAGTGCAAGTGGATATATCTATGCTGGTGGAGACATCCACGCGGTCGGAGACGTAGTGGCCTCTAGTACTACTCCTTCAGATTACAGACTAAAGGAAAATATTAGACCAATTGAAAGACCACTAGAAAAAATTCTTAATTTAGATGGAAAAGAGTTTGACTGGAAAAAGAGTGGAGACCCTGATTTTGGCCTTATTGCACAAGACGTAGAAAAAATAATACCTAAATTAGTAAAAGAAAAAAATATATTAGGAGCAGAAGAAACGCAAAAAGTTGTTAACTATATTTCTATAATACCATTACTTATAGAATCTATAAAGGAATTAAATGATAAAATAGAGGAGATTAAAAATGGCTAACATAAGTTTATCTCAATCTCTATGTAATATATCTAGTTCATTTAATGGTTTGCGTGATCTATCGCTAACTGCCCTGTCTACTTTATCTGCTTCTATAGGAAACGTATCGTATTCAGGAGAATTTACAACTGCAATATCTGATTTTAACCATTTTAATCCTTCAAATACTTACTATCCTGATATTACTCAAACAACGCATAGCTTAAATGCATTTAATGGATACGACCACTATAAGGATTGGATTTTTCAGACAGGAAGCGCATTCATACAGTCAGACGGAAACGTTCACCTATCACCAGATGTTAAACTAGCAGAAGATACCTTTGGAGATTCAAACAGGGGCCACGGTGTAGCAAGACAGCTTTCTCTTGTATTAAGTGGTAGTGGAGAACCAGTGGTAATAGGAGCGTATAGGAATTCAAGTAATCAAGGAAAAGTAGTAGGTCATGTAATTAAGAATTTTGATAGCGGAGCATACGCAACTAGTGGAGGAGGAACAGGTAGTATACAAAGACTAACAATAGCTGAGACTGCTTTAGGGGTAACAAATGTTGGTACAATAACTACCCATGGAATAGAATCAGGTTCAGCATTGATACTTCAAAGAGACCAAAGCTTTGGTGGAAGGACCAAGGGACAATTTATCGATAGTGAAGGAAACCTAACCGCTATAACAAATGTTCATACTGCTAAGACTAATAATTCCACAACATATCCAGGCACTAATTTTTCTGAATCAGCGGTTGCATTTTGTATAATTAGAGGAAATATGGTAACAAAACCGGCAGTTGTTAGAAAACAAGGCTCAACCTTGAATCCTGACGTAGCAAACGAACCCACAAGACCCTCAGGTTATAGTGCTTTTACTTGTGGCCAGCATGGTACTTTACTAGCATATAGAAGCGGTTCAGATAATGGAGCAGTTAAAAAATTCTTTTATGTCTGTTTTCACTCATATGGAGGAAACTACAAATCAAATACCCTATTTTATGCAACACCATCCCAAACAGAATACAATTCAGATACAGGTACATGGGCAACTATTGGAAATAGTAATTGGACGTTGATAAACGATGATTGGAAAAGTCAAACCGCCGTTAGGGGTTCTAGCAATGTTGGTGATTTTGTTGGTAAGCACCCTGAAACAGGGGATGATTGGATAGTATGGTTTTCTTTAGTAGGACAAGGTACTCCTCCAGACGGTCAGACATATTGTCATAGCGCAAGAATAACTCAAGCAGATTCTGTGACCATAACAGATTTATCCAGCCAATTAGGACTAAACCATTATACTGGAAGCAGGAGGTATCTAAATACGGTTAGTTCTAATGCTGGTGGTAGATGCTGGCAACACATGGATATTATATCTAGAAAAGACGTAACTACAGAGTTTGTTCTGCACTTTAATCACCAAGGAACAGGTTCTGCCCAAATAGCTCATTACAATTTTGACCTTAGAACAGGAGACCTTTCTTTAATATCACAGCTTACAGGTTCTACTAGATGCATACAAAACGGTTCACCATCACAAGACGGTATTAGAATGTCTGTTGGTGGAATGTCTGCACAATACGAACCAATACCTTTAGGACCGTATTGGAACGCTAGAGACTTACACAGAGCTGCACCAGACAAAACCACAAGGCATTATCTGTATTCATACAATGATATGCAGGTAAATATCAGTAAATCAGGATGGTTTAGAGGACATTATTTAGAATCACATTAGGAGAATTAAAAATGGCAACATATAATGAATTAAAAGCTGAATATACGGGTAGTAAATTGATTGCCTGGAACGGGGAAAACCTAGTTAGAGAATTTGGAAACTATAAGCTCTATCATTGGGACTGTGTATTTAGATATTGTGGAAAAATAACTGCAAAAAATGTAGCAGTTAGCGTAGTAGTAGAAGACGGAGTAGAAAGTGCAGAGCTAGACGATAGTGATGCTATACTATTTGACGACGCTCATTCAGGGTTTATGTCTGCTTCGTTTGCTGATTTATCAACAAAGGTTTCTACTGGAACAATAAAAAACTGGACCAGAAGAGAATTTCCAGGACCGACAATGGTTGGTTATGTAGAATTTGTAAAACAAGACGATTCATTAGGATATTATCTCTATAATTCTGGTTCAAGTGGCCTAGAGATAACAGAAGTATCCCCAGCCTCTTCATCTTTTTGGGAAACTGAAGACCCTGAGGAATAAAATATGCCTGTACAAACTCTAACACCGAATTCAGTCCTGGATGCTGGAAACTGGGAACCATCTAGTAACAGTGACATAATAGGTAATCTATCTGATGGAGATACTGGAACAACTGTAGTCAATACTTCTGTCAACCAAACCCTAATACTAGCTTTTTCCGACCTGACTAGTGACGATATATCTAGTATTTCTCAAATAGTATTAACTATTGGTGTGTATCAATCAGGAAAAGGTCAGGCAGATTTCACCGCCACGCTAGAATTGAGTGATGGTACAGATGTTATTTCGGCAACATCATTTGAAGTGAGTTCTGCAGGAACATCAAACGAGGTAACAGCAACGGCATCCAGTCTTAGCTTATCAGAGGATAATGTAAATGGTATAAGGATAAGATTAGACACTGTGAATGAAACACAAGCCATTTTTACAGATATAAAAATAGATGTAACGTATAGTAAGACATCCACTACTGGCCCAGGAGGAAAGGTACAGATTATATACGGAAAGGTTGAAATACAAAATGGAAAGGTAGAACTCTAATGGCAACACACCAAATCTTATTTGCAGAAGCTGTTGGAGGTTATCCAGATGAAACAAACAGTGGTAACGCGAATGCAATAACAGACAACGCGTCGCAATTCTATATAGACCTTGGTAAATTCACTAACTATGAGACAATGATAGTTTCTAATACTAGTGCTGGCATGGTACTACTTGACTATGGAACAGTTGATGGAATAGAGGTAGTAATAAAAAACGGGTTTGGAGCAGATGAAGCAACACTTCAGCTAGCACTATACCATGGATCTACATCTGTATTTACTAGTAATATTGAACTTGACCCACCTAATTCAGCTACAACTGTTACTGTAGGAGGACCAACAGAGTTATGGGGAAAGACGTGGATAGCGGAGGATATAAACAACATACAGGTAAAGTTTCATAGTCCAGTAGAACCAAATGCAGGTATTGCTCTTCAGGGTACTTTTGTTAGTGTTAACGTATACCATACCCCAACAAAAATACCAGGAAAATTAAATGTTTCAGGACTACTATCATTAAATAGCGGGATAATAAATTTATAGCACTAATTTTTATATTTATATAATATGATTAAACTAATTGACATACTAAACGAAGGTGTATACGACCCAGGAATCTTTAAGGCAATATTCACTGCAGGTGGACCAGGTAGCGGTAAGTCTTATGCTGCAGCAACACTGTTTGGAATGCCAGAAAAAATGCCCTTTGTATCTGCTGATGGATTAAAATCTGTAAACAGCGATAAGTATTTTGAAACATATCTCAAAATGTCTGGTTTATCTCAAGACATTTCAAAAATGACACCAGATGAATATGATAAGGCAATGGAAATAAGAGCTAAGAGTAAGAAGGTTAGAGATGCTGCACTAAAAAATTATATAAATGGTAGGTTAGGATTACTTATTGATGGTACAGGAAAAAATTATGCAAAAATTGCAAAACAAAAGGGTAGATTACAAGAAGTAGGATATGATTGCTATATGATTTTTGTAAACACTGACCTTGAAGTAGCATTAGAAAGAAATCAGATGAGAGATAGAAAGTTACCTTCAGAATTGGTGAAGAGCGCATGGCAAGGCGTACAAAATAATTTAGGAAAGTTTCAATCATTATTTGGAAGCAGTAATATGTTAGTTGTAGACAATAGTGAATTCAAAGAATTTCCTAAAGTTGTAAAAAATGCAGCTAGAGAGTTTGTTAGGCGTCCTATACAAAACCATATAGCAAAGTCATGGATAAAAAAAGAATTGGAGCTTAGAAAAAAATGAGTTTAGGTGATTATTTAGCTGAGCAAATACTACTAGAAGAAACAGAGATAACCAATATTGTTGCAATATATCCTGGTAGATTTCAACCTATGGGCAAACACCATGCACAAACATATAAGTGGCTACAGTCAAAGTTCAAAGATGCATATGTAGCAACTAGTGGTAAGGTAGACCTTCCAAAATCTCCATTCTCATTTGCAGAAAAGAAAAAAATAATAAATTCTCACGGAATAAAAAAGGTAACACAGGTAAAAAACCCATACCAAGCAAAAGAAATATTAAAAAAATATAATCCTAAAAAAACTGCGGCTGTATTTGTATTTGGCCAAAAAGACGCAGGGAGACTTGGTGGTAAATTTTTCAGGCCATGGGCAGGTAAAGCTGAGGTAGGTTATGAAGAAGGAGCATATTATATAACTGCACCTCATATTAGCATGAACGTACCTGGATATGGAGAGATGAGTGGAACAGCAATTAGAAAAGCTCTAGGTGATAAAAAACTAGACGACAAGAAAAAACAAAAGGTATTTAAGGGAATATTTGGCCATACGAAAAACTATAAAATGATTGTTGGTAAGTTAGAAAAATTAAACGAAGTAATGGAAGATTTTTTTGAAAAGGTAGGATTAAAAAATATACTAAAAGAGGCCAGTAATACCTTACCAGGAGCAAGAGAGGTAGATGATGGACCAAGGTACTTTTATGGAACTCAAAAATCATATAGAGAAGATACAAAAAAGATGGCTTTTAGGTTAGGTATGGATGTTGTAAATTATCTAGTACCAGAAGACGAATTCTTTCAACACGATACTGCATACCCAAACGGACCAACTGGTGGTGTATCATACTTCCCAGCAGGTATACCGGCAACAGGTAAAAAAGACGTAACGGCTGGTACCAACTATGTTAAAGATAGGGTTGGAACTGCCGCTTATAGAAGATGGGCCAAATGGGCAAAGTATCTTGCTCAACAATCAGGATACGAATTTGTAAACTATCTAAGCGCAGATAAATCTATAAAGCAATCAAAAAAAGAACCTATATCACAAACGCCACAAATGAGTAAAATTAAAAACGCCCTTAAAAAACAAAAATTAGGTAAAAAGGCTAGTTTTCCAAAAGATTACCAGGTAAATACTATAGATGAAAACTTAGGGCAATGGCTGGCGAATCAAATATTGCTATCTGAAGGAGGAGCTTATGGCCACATGTCCCATCCATTTGACGACAGAGGATTAACTTTTGGAGACTTTAAGAGAATAATAGATTTAGCTTTACAAGGAACATTAGATTTAGAACAAGCTGCAACAGAAAAAACTGATGGCCAAAACTTATTTATTAGTTGGAACAATAAAATGTTGGCTGCTAGAAACACTGGAGACTTAAAACGTGGCGGAATGGACTATAAAGCAGTAGCAGCAAAATTTAAGGGTAGGGGTAATATTGAAAAAGCTTTTACTTTTGCAATGAAAGATTTAGAAAAGGCAATAAGTAGTTTATCTCCTAAACAGCAAGAAAAGATATTTAATAAGGGTAATAACTGGGTAAATATGGAAATAATGTACCCTGCATCAGCAAATGTAATCACTTATGACGCACCATATTTACAATTCCATAATGTACTACAATATAAAAATGGAAAAGCTATTGGAGCAGTTACTGATGGGGCAAGAATATTGGCAGGTATGATAGCTCAGGTTAATCAAAACACTCAAAAGAACTTTTCTATAATTGGACCAAAAGTTTTGAAAATGAAAAAACACCAAGATTATGGGGCAAAAAGACCATATTTTATAGCAAAATTAAATAAGCTTATGAAAAAATATGGAATGAAGGATAGCGACAGTTTTGGATATTATCATCAAGTTTGGTGGGAAAATTTTGTTGATAAAAAAATGAAGGGACTAGATAACAAGACAAGAATGCAATTGGTTAAAAGGTGGGCATTTTTTGATAAGTCATTTAGATTAAACGGTAAAAATATACCTGATGAAAAATTATTAGCAAAGGCAAAAGATTTTGATAAATTAAACCACGCAGACCAGGTAAAAAAGAATATGTTACCATTTGAAATTTTATTTTTTGAATTAGGAGCAGAGGTTCTTAAAAATGTAGAAGGATTTTTAGCTGCAAACCCAGATAAAGCTATACAAGACATGAGAAAACAGGTAGCAAAAGCTATTAGCGACGTTAGAAAAGGTGGAGACCTTAAAAAATTAAACAGAATGACTCAACAACTACAAAAAATAGCTTCAATAGGAGGATTTAAGAGAATAGTTCCTAGTGAAGGATTGGTTTTTATATATAAAGGAAATACTTACAAATTAACAGGAGCGTTTGCACCGGTAAATCAAATAACCGGTATGATGACTTTCTAGGAGAAAAGGTTATGAAAAAATATATTCCAGAACACAAGGTTCAAAGGATGAGAAACTTAGTTACTAAAAATTTTGGTGAAAAAACAAAAATACAAATAGGATACGGTAAAAGCCAAGGAGAGCGTAAGGAAGGAGATATTTGGGAAGAAAAGGGTAAAACTTGGACCATAAAAAATGGAATAACGCAAACAGTTACCAAATTAGATAACGTTAGAAAAAGTATACTTATGCCATTAGTTTGTCCAAAGTGCAACGAAAAGGTAATGAAAGGCCAATTAGATAAATTGTTTTGGAAATTATATGGAGAATGTTCAGACTGTAAAATATCATATGAAACAGACCTTAAAATATCAGGAAAATATAAAGAGTATGAAAAGTCTGAAATGACAAAAAATTTAAGCACATATCTAAAAGATATAAAGATGATGGCAACTGATTTCATAAATGAAACAAATAGAAAAGGGTACATTACTGAGACTGGTAAAATAGAGGACTGGTCAAGTCAAGATAAAGAAAAGTTAAGAGACAAAATAAATACTAGAATAGATGAAATAGAAAAAGATTTAACTAAAAAATACGATAATATGCATAAAGAATAGGCCATATTATATTTATATTCAGATATGTAAACAAGGAAGACAAAAATGCCTAGACTAACTAACGAACACCTTCATAGCGAAATAAAACTTGTAAAACAAGAGGTTGAGTATATAAAAGACAACCAAGAAAGAATGCAGGCCGACTTAACAATGATTAAGAAGACTTTATTGGGCCCAGATGATGGTACAATAGCAAGAGTAAATAAAAACACTGACTTTAGAAATACAACTAGAAAGGTTATATGGTCTATTTGGGTTGCTCTAATAGGTATAATTGGAAAAATAATATTCTGGGATTAGTATGAAACAAGAAAGATTACAAGAAATAATTAAGGAAGAATTAGTAGATGTTTTGATTGAAAATATAACAAGAAGATTTTCAAAAGCAGTAGAAGCTTATCAAAAGATCCAGTTGCAGCAACAACAACTAAGAAAGAAATTTGTTGATGAAAAAGACCCAAAAAAGAAAGAGGCATTAAAACAGTCTCTAATAACACTACACAAAAAAGTACAAAAGGCAGAATCAGATTTTAATTCGGCACTTAAAAGTGAGCCAATTGAAGATGACCTTATGGAAAAAAGCAAGGGTCTATGGGCAAATATACATGCTAAAAGAAAGCGTGGTGAAAAGCCTGCAAGAAAAGGCAGTAAAGCCTTCAAAAAAGCTAAAAAAGCTGCAAGAGATATAAATGAGGCCGGACAATATAAGGATGTTTCAGATAAATTCAAAGATGCTCTTGACAATCTACCAGACAAAAAATTTACCATGAAAAACATACATGACCTAATAAAAAAGACAAAACAAAAAAGACCTGATTCAGCAATGGCATATGCTAAAGATGCATTTGGATGGATAGGTGGAGGTAAATGGTTAAAGGAAGGCAAATTAAATGAAGATGTGTTTAAGTCTTTTTTAGGAGATGACCCAGCGTTTAAGTTATATACTGCAACAAATACAGATAAAAGAAAATCTGTACAGGCTAGAAAAACAGATAAGACTTGGGACGATGGAGTTCCTGTACTAAAATATATTGCAAGAGCACCAAAAAAAGATTCACCTTTACCAAAAGGTAAATTTAAGATTATAGAAGATAATAAACATGGTTGGTGGTACTATCAAGTAGGAAATACTTGGTATGGTATAAGTCAAAAAGACTATGGCACCCCACCATTTGAATACTAAAAATTAAGGAGAAAAAGTTATGAGCATATTAGGAAATTTATTTTCAGGAGGAGCAGGCGAACTAGTAGAATCAGTTGGTGGTGTACTTGACAACCTAACAACTTCAAAAGAAGAAAAACTAGAAGCAAAAAGAAAAATGAAACAATTAGTTTCTGATTATGAAACTAAAATGGAAGCTAACATCACTGATAGATGGAAAGCTGATATGAATAGTGATTCATGGTTATCAAAAAATGTAAGGCCTTTGGTTTTAATATTTCTAGTTGTATGCACTGTTCTTATGATTTTTATAGACGCAGGATCTATTAAATTTGTTGTTGAAGAAAAATGGACAGACCTTTTACAACTAGTACTTATTACTGTTATTGGTGCGTATTTTGGTGGTAGAAGTTTCGAAAAGAGAGGAAAGAAACAACAATAAAATTGTCTTGAAAATATATTTATATATATGAAGAAGACTAAGTCTATTAAATCGATAATTAAGTCTGAATATATTAAGTGTGTAAACGACCCAGTTTACTTCATGAAAAAGTATTGTCAGATACAGCACCCCACAAGAGGTAGAATACCCTTTAACCTGTATAAGTTTCAAGAGCGTTCATTAGAACAATTCCAACACAATGACTACAATATTATACTTAAGTCAAGACAGTTAGGTATATCTACAATATCTGCAGGATATTCTCTTTGGCTTATGTTATTTCATGAAGATAAAAACGTACTTGTAATAGCAACAAAACAGGATGTAGCAAAAAATCTAGTTACCAAGGTTAGAGAAATGCACATGTATTTACCTAGTTGGTTAAAGGGTACAACTGTTGAAGATAATAAATTATCCTTAAGGTTTAAGAATGGTTCACAAATAAAAGCAGTTTCTAGTTCTGGTGATGCAGGTAGATCAGAAGCCTTATCACTTCTAGTAATTGATGAGGCAGCGTTTATTGATAAGATAGAAGAAATATGGGCATCAGCTCAGCAAACATTGGCAACAGGTGGTAAATGTATAGCCCTTTCTACTCCAAATGGTGTAGGTAATTGGTTTCATAAGACGTGGGTAAAAGCAGAAGAGGGAACAAACAACTTTAATACTATTAGACTTCATTGGTCGGTTCATCCAGAAAGAGACAAAATATGGAGAGAAGAGCAAGATGAACTATTAGGTCCTAAAATGGCTGCTCAAGAATGTGATTGTGACTTTGTTTCTTCTGGTCATAATGTTGTTGATGCAAATATTATAGAATGGTATAGTACAACACATCAAATGGACCCGATGGAAAATAGAGGATTTGATGGCAACTATTGGATATGGGAGACTTGTAATTACAGTAAAAATTACATGGTTGTAGCTGACGTTGCTAGAGGAGATGGTAGCGATTTTTCTACCTTTCATATAATAGATATAGAGACCGTTACCCAAGTAGCTGAATATAGAGGACAGTTGACTCCAAAGGATTTTGGAAACATGCTTGTTACGGTTGCAACAGAATACAACGATGCCTTACTAGTAATTGAAAACGCCAGTGTAGGATTTGGAGCAATACAAAGTGCTATAGATAGAGAATATAAAAATCTATACTATACTTACAAGCAAGACGGCGTTATAGATGCAACAACTCAGTTAACCAAAGGTTATGACTTAAAAGATAAATCACAAATGACTCCTGGTTTTACTACATCTTCAAAAACTAGGCCACTTTTAATCTCAAAACTTGATATTTATTTAAGAGAAAAAGAGTGTATTATCAGGTCAAAAAGACTTTTAGAAGAATTAAGGGTTTTTATATGGAATGGTAGTAAGGCTGAAGCTCAGAGAGGCTATAATGACGATTTGGTTATGGCCTTTAGTATTGCTATGTGGGTGAGAGATACCGCATTAAAATTAAAACAACAAGGAATAGAGTTAGATAGAATGGCTATTAGCAGAATTGGTAAAAATAATCAGCATGGCGTATATACTAACTCTAATATAGAAAATAATCCTTGGAAACAAAAAACACGCAATGGTCAGGACGAAGACTTGACTTGGCTATTGTAAAAGGTTATAGGGGAAAAAATTATGGCAGATAAAACATTTTTCGGAAGAATGAAAAAATTATTTTCAACTTCTACTGTAGTAAGAAAAGTTGGAGATAAAGGCTTAAGAGTAGTTGATACAGCAAGATTGCAGTCTGCTGGAAACTTAGCAACAAATACTCTAATAGACAGATACAATAGACTACACCACTCAAATCTTACAAATTCTGTGTATAATCCAGCACAAGCATTTGCCCAGATGAGAAATGAACTATTCACAGATTATGAGGCAATGGATACAGATTCAATAATATCTTCTGCGTTAGATATATATGCAGATGAATCTACTATGAAAAATGAGTATGGAGACATACTAGAAATAACAAGCGGTAAAAAAGAAATAAAAGAAATACTACATAATCTATACTATGATGTACTAAACGTTGAATTTAATATGTGGCCATGGATTAGAAATATTGTAAAATACGGTGATTTTTACTTAAAATTAGATATTATAGAAAAGGTAGGGGTAACAAATGCTTCTCCAATATCTGCCTATGAAGTTCAAAGAGAAGAAGGAACAGATCCGCAAAGGCCTGAATATGTTAGATTTTTACATGACCCAAGCTTTGCAGGAGGAAATGCTTCTAATACGCATTCAACAACTAAAACATATTATGAAAATTATGAAGTAGCACACTTTAGAATGTTGAACGATACAAATTGGCTTCCTTATGGAAAATCAATAATAGAGTCAGGAAGAAAAACTTGGAAACAATTAACTCTTATGGAAGACGCAATGATGATTCACAGAATCATGCGTGCACCTGAAAAGAGGGTATTTAATATAGATATAGGTAATATACCTCCTAATGAAGTCGATAATTACATGCAACAGGTAATAAATAGGATGAAAAAGACTCCATATATTGACCAAACTACAGGTGATTACAATCTTAAATTTAATCTACAAAACATGATGGAAGATTTCTATTTACCTACAAGAGGTGGTAATAGTGGAACGAGTATAGATTCTTTAGCAGGCATGGAATGGACAGGGACTGAAGATATAGAATACTTAAAAAATAGATTATTGGCGTCATTAAGAGTACCAAAGGCGTTTTTAGGTTATGAAGAAGGTGTTGATGGTAAAGCTACTTTAGCTGCATTAGACGTTAGATTTGCAAGAACCATAGAAAGAATCCAAAGAATAGTTGTTTCAGAACTAACAAAAATAGGGTTGGTTCATTTATATTCTCAAGGGTACACAAACGAAGACCTAGTAGATTTCGAATTACAGCTCACCAATCCATCTACTATTTATGAGCAAGAAAAAATAGAATTATGGAATTCAAAAATATCATTGGCAAGAGATATTAAAGATAATAAGATGCTATCTGAGGATTGGATATACGATAATATATTTGGAATTGTAAAAGATGACGTTGTACTAGAAAGAGAGAAGGTTGTTGAAGATACTATAAATGCATTTAGACATTCAACAATAGAATCAGAAGGAAAAGACCCAGCTAAACAACCAACTGTACAAGAAGAAATAAAGGATAAGAATAGAAAAAGATTACGATCTGCACACGATACTAGAAAAACTAGAGATGGAGATTCAGATGCAGATGTAGGAAGGCCAGAAGAAAACAATTACTATGGCACAGATAATGGGGCTAGAGGTAGAGACCCTTTAGGTAAAGAAAAAGTTAAAAGAGATTCAAAAAATAAGGATCGATCGTTAACAAATAAGTACAAGAATAAGAGCCCGTTGGCCAGAGAAATAGCAGATTCAATGGATTTATTCAAAAATAAGAAATCAATGTTAAGCGAAAAAGCTAATATGTTGGACGAGTCTAATTTAATAGACACAGACTTAACATAAGGGTTCTACTGATATATTTATATATGAATATAAGGTATTTAATACTTGGGAGAAATTTAAGGTGGCAAAAGGTATAAAACATTCAAAAATAAAAAACACTGGCGTCTTATTTGAGATGCTAGTTAGACAAATAACCTCTGACACGTTAAATGGGGTTGCTGTCTCTCCTGCTCTTAAGATAGTTAAAGAGCATTTTGGAAAAAGCAGCGCACTAAAAAAAGAATTAAACTTATATAATTCCTTAATAAAGGAAAAGTTTGCAAATATAAAAAGGGCAGAAAGGTTCGTAGATTTAGTTTTGGTAGAAAGGCTAAAAATATCTGAAGGAGAATTGAAAAGAAAAAAATATAATCTAATAAAAGAGATAGGTAAAAAATACGACCTTAATTCTTTTTTTAGAACAAAGATTTCAAATTACAAAATAAACGCTTCAATATATAAATTATTTGAATCTCACAAGAACAAGGGCATAAATAATCCTAAAGTAATATTAGAATGTAGAGATAATATAATAGACCACATATCTTCAGCTCCTAGATCTACCCAAGAAAAAGTATTAAAAGAATACACAAAACAAGATAAAGAGATAAGACTTTTAAGCTATAAGATATTATTGGAAAAGTTTAATAAGCAATACGGTAAAACTTTAAGTGAAGAGCAAAAGTCATTACTTAGAAAATATATAACTAGCAATGGAAAAAATACTCTTAATTATATAAGAGAAGAGGCTTCTAAGGGTAGAAAAAATATATTAAAATCTGTAAATAAAATTGATGATAAGATAACAACCATTAAATTAAAGGAAGTTGCAAATCAATTAAAAAAGGTAGAAAAATCAAAGAGTGTTAGCGATAACCACATATCAACAATAATGAATTTATATGAGTTATTAAAGGAGATTAAAGTTGTCACTAAGTAAAAGATTAAAAGAAATAATTGATGAAATAATCAATGAAGAGGAATTAGAAGAAGCTTCTACTACTGCTAATGTTCCAGGATACCAAACTCCATACGCATTTACAGGAAAAGATGAAGAATCTAAAAAGAAAAAAGAAAAAAATGCTACAACTAGTACTGGATATAAGATGGTGAAGGAAATATATAACCAAAACTACCCAGCATTTAAGAAGGATGACACAAAAAATTCTAGACAAAAAGTTAACGGGGCTATTAAGGAAATAAATAAGAGACTTTTTGAAATAGAAAGAATAATTGGTAGGACGGCTAAACTCAAAAAAGAGGCAGGTGTTTCTACTGATAACTATTGGAAACCAACCAAGCCAAGGTTGAAGAAAATAGCTGAGAGATTATTAAAAGTATCACAAAAATTAACAGAGATAGCTTCATAAAACAAACAGGGGAAAAATAATGGCAAAATTCGTTAGACAAAGCGTTTATGGTTGGCAACAATTCAGAAACGATATTAAGAAAAAAACACACATGTTTGAAGGTAAAGAATACCTAGGATGGGATTTACCTATGCATGAACAAATAAGACTATTTAGAATAGCTGAAGCTAGAATAGTTGAAGTTGCAAACTATGCAAACTTTTCAGATAATAATCCAACAGCTACAGCAACGGCTGGTAGAAGTATGCTATTCAAAAGATCGAAAGCAGACGTTACTAGTTCATGGGAGTTTCAATTTGCTGCAGCAACTAAAGCTGCCTTTGCTCCTTTAACTGGTTCTAACGTAGCTGCTGGTGGTGCAAGAGCAAATTCATTTAGCGGCCACTATATTGATTTAAGCACAGGTTGGACGCAGCACAATTTTGGAAACAAGAGGTTTAGACTTTCTTATGAGTCTGGTTCTACTGGTCCTTCTGCTGGAACTTCCGACGCTTCTGGAATAATTGCATACGAGGTAACTGCAGCAATAGACTTAGCAACACAAGGAAATGCAACTTCATTAGGTGCAACAAATCCAACTCACTCATACCACAGTATTCTTAGAGACGCTATAAACAATAACTCTATAGCTGGAGGTGCAACTGCTATGAACACTTACTTTTCTGCTAGTGTAGATAGTGGTAGCTCAAACGGTGGTTCAAGATTACTAATTATGACTAAACATGCTGGAGCAGTAACAACTGCAGAAACTAGTTTTGCAGCGGCAACAGCTTCTGTAACTAGAGTTCATATTGGTAAAGATATACTTACTGGACCTAATGGAGAACAATGGTCTACACAAGAATTTGGAGCATCATCTTATACTAATATAAGAAGAACTAAAGCTTAAGGGAAAACACTATGTCAAAAAACTTGCTAATAGATTATACACCCTTTGAGATTTCCCCTCAAATGATAGCCGAGTCAGAAACGCGAAATAACGGACGTGTTATTGTTACTGGCTGTCTTCAAAGGGCAGATGCAAAAAACCAAAATGGCAGAGTTTATCCTAAAAACATTCTTATGAGAGAAGTAAAAAACTATAAAAATGTTAATATAAAAGAGAGAAGAGCTCTAGGAGAGTTAGACCATCCAGAGTCAAGTGTTGTTAACCTACAAAATGTTTCTCATAACGTAAAAGACGTTTGGTGGAAAGGAAACGATGTAATGGGAACTGTAGAAGTACTAGGTACCCCGGCTGGAAATATACTAAAGGAATTATTAAAGGCAGGTGTAAAACTTGGTATTAGTAGTAGAGGATTAGGTAGTGTAGAAGAATTATATGAAGATGGAGAATCAGCAGTACAGGTGAAGGATGACTTTGAACTTATATGTTGGGACTTTGTTTCTAACCCTTCTACTCACGGAGCATTTATGCAACCAACATCTATGAATGAAAGTGTAAATGTTGTAAAAAGTGCAAATAAAAAATATGATAAGATAAATGGCATAATCTCAGACATGCTCTGCGAGTTAACTGGTAAATGTGAGATACCAGTTTTAGCCACTGAAAACTGTTGCGGAGATAAATAATGGCAGGTATGGTAACTGACGAATTAAATAAATTTGGACCATTTGGTAAATATAACGCGGTAACAAACTTAGGACCATCAACTAGTCAAGACTTTAGTTCAGGTTCTCTAGGTGCTGCAGCATTTATAGTTTCAGGCTCAAAGAATGGCCACGTAAAATTGGCTAGAGGAGGAACTTTAGGGTTAAACGGATTAGTTGAAGGACAATTATACGAAATAGGAATAGCTCAAGCAACTGTTGGAGCAACTACCCATTTATTAGTATTACAAAGATAAGGAGATAATAGTATGTCTATAAAATTAAAAAAATTAGTTTCTGAGTCAACACTTACTCCAGAACAAAAAAGGTCTTTTGTAGAGGCGGTTTCTAAGTTTAATGAATTTGGAAAAGGAATATACAGAGAAAATAGTGTAAAAGAAGTTGTTGAGTCTATTAAAAAACTGGCTGCTGGAGCAGGTAATTATATAGTACATGAGACTGAAAACTGGTTTGATGGCGTTACAGTTAAGAGAGACGTTAAAGAGATAAACAATACAGCCGACCTATTTGAAAAAACTGCTCTTGAAATGGAAGGATTGCAACAAAGACTTGAATCTTTGTATGAAGACTTAGGAGGTAAGCTTGGTAGATATTATGAATTATCGGAAAAACTTGACCCTGTTGGTAAGGAAGATGGTGATATTGATAATGACGGTGATGAAGACGAAACAGACGATTACTTAATGAATAGAAGAAAGGCTGTTAGCAAAGCTATAGGTGAAACTTCAGGATTTAGCATATCAGATTGGCAAAAAAATCAGGGAATAAAATAATGAAAAAGGCAGATTTTAGAAAATTAGTAAAGGAAACAATACTTAACGTACTTAAAGAAAAGAAACAAACATTAAATGAAAAGTTTGAATCTAAAACTGCTGCAATGATGTTTAAGAAGCTAAGTGGTAACGATAAAAAGTTTTTTCAAGGAATGGCAAATAGCTACGATATAGATTGGGCAAACGCCCCTGAATCTGCATGGGGTAAAGGTGCTAATCCTAAATTAGTAAACTTTTTCTTTGTAAATAAACAAAAGGTTAACCCATTTGCTGGATATAACGATTGGCAAACAACTGTACGCCCAGGACTTATTGGTGTAACTAGAGGAAAGGAAAAATTACACATCGTAACTGATAGATACAGCGCAACACCAAAAGCTGCCGGTGAAAAACAAGTAAAGGGTGGTTTTAGAGGTAGGTCAGATAGAGATGCAATGGGATCAGGCATACAGAACCTTAATAACTATAAAAGGTTTGCAGAGGTTGCGGATGAGGTAATCACACTTGACCTTAATCAACTTCCATCTGCAACACAGATTAAAAAAGATAGAGCTGAAGCTAAGCGTGGCGCAACTGCACTTTTAGATTCAAAAAAGGTATTAGAACAAAATAGAAAAAGATACACAAAACTTTTACAAGCAAAGGTATTAGCTAAAGGACCTGACGCACTAAAGAAAATGTTAGATGAAGGTACCAAGTTGGTAGATAAAGTATTTAAGTTTAATACAGCAATGCTTAAAAAAGGAATGGTTAGTTCAGGTTGGGATTCATACCAAACAGTTTCAAATAAATATGGTAATATGGTTAGTGCATACGAAAACTATGTAAGAGAGGCCGCAAACTATAAAAAGGCTGCAAAAAAGCTTGTAGATTTAGACGATTGGCAAAAGAATTACGTAGCATCTAAGGCCGGAGAGGTTCAAGGATATTTAACTGAGTTAAAAAAGGCATCTGAAAAAGTAATGGATAAAAACAACTTCAGAAAAATATACAACTAAATAATAAATAAAGTGAAAATAAATGGCGTATAATTTTTATATGTCATTTTTTTTGTTTATATTATAGTAAATTAACGTTAAACTAAAAAAAGATTATGAGAAAAGATTTTAGAAAACCAAAGAAAGGAAACTTCAAGAGATACAGAAGAGAACAATTCTTTGTTCCAGGAAATGGATTAGCAGTAAAAGTACCCGATAGTAATCCAGGTACTTTAGAAAAAGCATTAAGGTATTTGAAGAGACAGTTAAAGGACGATAATACCATGATGAGATTAAAGGAAAAGAGATACTACGAAAAACCTTCATTAAAGCGTAGTAGGATAAAAAACGAAGCCATTAGAAACCAACAGTACCAGGAAAGAATATCTAAAAGGTATGGTAAAACTTGTTGGACGGCTATAATAAATGGCGAGGCGCAATAAAAACTTACTTTTTCAATAATTAGGGAACATTTTTTGTTCCCTTTTTTATTTTTTGGTATATCTGTATATATTTATATCTACAAGACTATGGTCGAAAAATACCTTATCCCTATATAAGAGTAAAAGACCTATTAAGAAATCTATTAAGGTTCATAATAACCTTATTTCCAAAAACAATTTTAAGGAGAAACATTATGGCAAAATCAAATTTGCTAAAAGAAGCAATTGCTGACGCTAAGGCTGTTAGAGAAACTGCTATAGCAAACGCTAAAATCGCTCTTGAAGAAGCTTTCACTCCTAGACTTCAATCTATGTTATCTAATAAGATAGAGGAAGAAATGGAAGAAGACGAAGATGATAAAGTAGAAGAACAATCTGATTCATCAAACATCGGTGCAGGAGACAATAAAGTCGACGTTGCTGATGGAAATGACGAAGAAAAATCTGAAACTGAAACAACTTCTGCAGCTTATGGTTCTGAGGATTCAAATACTACTGTTGTTGATAAACTAACAGAAGCAGAAGATGACGAAGACCCTGAAGAAATGATGAAAGAAGAAGAAGATGAGGACCACTCTGAAATGGCATACAAAGAAGAAGATGACCTAGAAGAGGCAGACCTTGATTTAGAAGCAATCATTAGAGAACTTGAAGAAGACGATGACGAAGAAAAAACTGAGGGTGAAGATGATGAAGACCACTCTGAAATGAAAGACATGGAAGAGGGTGAAGATGATGAAGACCACTCTGAAATGAAAGACATGGAAGAGAAAGAAGAAGTTGAAGAAACTGAAGAAACTGAAGAAGAGGAAGTTGACCTTGACGAAATCATTCAATCTTTGAAAGAAGAAGAAGATGATGAGACAAAAGAGGAAGATGACCCTGAAGAAATGATGAAAAAAGAAGTTGCTGAATTATCTACAAGACTAAAAGAAGCTTATGGTACTATCAAATCTTTGAAAGGAACTATAAACGAAGTTAACTTGTTAAACGCAAAACTTTTATTTTCTAACAAATTATTCAAGTCTCACAACTTAACTGAAGGTCAGAAAATGAAAATCATCGAAACTTTTGACAGAGCTCAGTCTACAAGAGAAGTTAAATTAGTTTATTCTACTTTAGCAGAATCTTTAAGCGCAGGCGCTAGCAGGAAATCTACTATTAAAGAAGGTTTCGCTTCAAAAGCTACAAGATCTACAAAACCATCACCAAAAGCGGTGATCGTTGAAGCAGATCAATTTACAAACAGAATGAAAAAATTGGCAGGATTACAATAATCCCTGCAAAAATTGAAAGGAGAAATTAAAATGGCAAATATTTCAAATTTATTGAATGATGCTGGTAACGCTTACGAAAGCCGATTGAATGAAACAAGAGGTTTAGTATCTAAGTGGGAAAAGACTGGTCTTCTAGAAGGAATTGGACAAGAATACGACAAAAGTGGTATGGCTGTTCTTCTAGAAAATCAAGCTCGTCAGTTAATTGATGAGGCTTCTAACACTTCAAGCGGTACTGCAAGTAAAGAACAGTGGTCAGGTGTTGCGCTTCCATTAGTACGTAGAGTATTTGGTGAAATCGCTGCAAAAGACTTCGTATCTGTTCAACCAATGAATCTTCCATCAGGTCTAGTATTTTTCTTAGACTTTAAATATGGTACTGATTCAGACTCTAATGTTGGTGGCGCATTCGCTGGTGACATTATGGGTAACACTTCAGCTTCTAACCAAGACCCACAAGGTGGTTTATATGGTAACTCACCTGCAGGAGGTGGTAGAGCTGGATACACTAGTAAAACTAGAACAGCAAACTCAACTAACATTGTATCATCATCTGCAACATGGCAAGACGTAGGCTTTAGCGCTGTACTTTCTGCATCTGTAGCTGGCGGTAGAATTGTTAAAGTTTCTTTACCAAAATCAGAATTAACTGATGGTACTTTCTCAATAGATACTGACTCTATTAGAGGTGCATACGTTACTGGATCTGGTATAACTGCTGCTCAAAACTTAAATGCTTATCACACTTATGATGCAACGACTACTTCAGCATCTTTCTTCGTTACTCAGTCGTCTTTAGCTGGTACACTTAAAGCTGGTGGACAAACTTTCCACTACCAAGGTGCAACTACTCAAGACCTAAGAAACGACTTTGAGATGGTTGGTTCTAACGTTGACGCTGCATTATCAACTCAAGATATAGGTATTCCTCAGATTGATGTTGACTTAAGAAGTGAAGCTATTGTTGCTAAAACAAGAAAGCTAAAAGCTGCATGGTCTCCTGAGTTCGCTCAAGACTTAAATGCTTACCACAGTATTGATGCTGAAGCTGAATTAACTTCTATGTTATCTGAGTACATTTCAATGGAAATTGACTTAGAAATCTTAGATATGTTAATTGCTAACGCTAACACTACTGATTACTGGTCAGCTACTCTTGGTGAAGTATACGATGGTACAAGCGCATTCTTAAGCCCAACGGCTGCAGAAGCTTATACTCAGTTTACTTGGTTCCAAACTTTAGGTACAAAAGTTCAGAAAGTTTCTAATAAGATACACCAAAAAACTCTTAGAGGTGGTGCTAACTTCTTAGTTACTTCTCCAGAAGTTGCAACTATTCTAGAATCTATTCCAGGATACGCTGCAGATACTGATGGTTCTGCTGCATCATTTGCAATGGGTGTACAAAAAGTTGGAGCATTGAACTCTAGATTTACTGTTTACAAAAATCCTTACATGAAAGAAAACACTATCTTGTTAGGATTTAGAGGTTCTCAATTCTTGGAAACTGGAGCGGTTTACGCACCATACATTCCGTTAATTATGACTCCTCTAGTGTACGATCCAACTAACTTTACTCCACGTAAAGGTGTAATGACTCGTTACGCTAAGAAAATGGTAAGACCAGAATTCTATGGTAAAATCCAAATTGCTGGATTAAATAGAATCTAATATACTATTTAGTATTCATTATTAAAAGAGAGGCTAAGAAATTAGCCTCTTTTTTTATGCCCTGATATTTATAGTAAATAAGATATAATGGAGGTTTATTATGGCAAAAGACTTTACAAACGGTCAAAAGAATAATAAGAAAGGTTATAGATTCTTACTTTCACTAAATGAAGAGCAAAAATTAGCCAAGGCAAAAATATTAGAAAACGATGTATCAATAATATTAGGAAAGGCAGGTAGTGGTAAAACGCTATTGGCTTGTCAAATAGCTCTTCACGGAATATTAGAAAAAAGATACAAAAAGATTATTATTACTAGACCAACAATTAGTAAGGAAGACCTTGGACATTTACCTGGAAATATGGAAGAAAAAATGTCTCCATGGGTAGCACCAATATATGGTAACATGTATCAACTGCTAAGAAAGGAAAGGGTAGAGCAAATGATAAGTAAAGGGCAAATAGAAATTGTACCTGTAAGTTATATGAGAGGTAGAACATTCTTAGATTCTTGTGTAATAGTTGATGAGTGTCAAAACCTTGACCATGAACAGACACTGATGATTCTACAAAGGATAGGGTTAAATAGTAAAATGATGTTTTGTGGAGATACTGACCAAGTAGACTTAAAAAGAAATGGTGAAAGCGGCTTGGGTTTTTTAAGAAATGTAAAAGAAGTTAAAGGTTTACATACAATAGAATTACTTTCAAATCATAGGCACCCAATACTAGAAGACATATTAAACTACTATAAAAACCATAAATTTAACAATTAGTAATGATATTTATATAAAATAACTAACCAAAATTACAGGGAATACCTATGCCAGCAGGAAATTTTACTTTTACTATAGAGCAGGGAGCAACAACAGATTTTGAAATTATATGGACAGATTCTAACGGAGATAGAGTTGATTTGTCTACATATTCTGCAAGAATGCATATACGCTCGGATTATGGAAGTACTGGAACGTTATACGCAAGTTTATCGAGCACATTGGATTCAGACGGTACAGGGTTAAATCTGTTAGGGTCAAATAGCCAAAACCCACTTTCTTCAGGAAGCATAGGGTTGGTAATATCAGCAGCCTCATCATCTAATTTTACATTTAATGAAGCCAAATATGATTTAGAAATGGTTTCTGGTAGTTATGTAACCAGACTATTACAGGGTAAAGTTAAAGTAAGTAAAGAAGTGACAGTTTAATTATGCCTACTACCGTAAACACATCCACTAATACGGTAACCATCTCAGAAGAAAAAAGTTCTGTACTAGTTACCAATAATAATACTGGAACGTCTGTTGATGTTACTGGTCTGGACTCTCCTACAATTACTGTAGCTACAGCCGGTCCTAAAGGCGATAAAGGTGAGCCTGGTTCGGTATCTGATTATTCTGGTACATTATCAGGAGACCATATAAATCTATCAGGTAACATGACAGCCTCTGGAGTCCATACTACAGGCAACATAAGCGCAAGTGGAGATATACGTGGAGAGTCATTAACTACCGACCAATACATTTATCATGCTGGTGATCCTAACACTTATCTTAATTTTACAGATGATAGACTTAGATTTAATATTGGCGGTATATCATATTTAGACTTAAATGATAATACTGGTCCGCCACGAGAGATTAAATTCAATAATGGTGGTAATAATGTAGATTTAACAATTAAAGGCAGTTCAGATTCAGAGTTATTCTTTACTGATGCATCTACAAATAGAGTTGGTATTGGAACAAGCTCCCCGTCATTTAAGTTAGATGTGGACGGCGATATACGTGTAACAGGAGGACTTATTGTTGATAGCAATTACAACAATTCTTCAATACACGCAACAAATATACTTCTTACAAATGCTGTAAAATACACAGATGCCGGAGGAGACGCTAGATATGCATTACACTTTGATAGTGACGTTGTAGTACTAACCAATAGAACGTCGAACGGCATAGTACAAATTAAAGCAAATACTTCTACTGCAGGTAGCGGAGGAGAAACTACAGTTGCTCAATTTGAAGATGATAGAATGACATGCTTTGCAGCTAATATAGACTTTACAAATTTACCAACATCAGATCCAGGTGTAGCAGGAAGGTTATGGAGAGATGGAAACGACGTTAAAATATCAACATAATAATAGTATTAAAAAATATTAAAAACCACTATTCTATTGAC